TAGCACCATCTTCTTGAGTTTGGAATCCAGAGAAGTTATCAACAAAGAAACCAGACTTAAATCTATTCAAACCTTCGTCATCAGGGATAAAAAGATTTGCAGTTTCTTTTTCTAGTAATGACAGAGTTGTATAGTACTCAAGACTTTTAATTCTATCCTCAAGTTTTTTGATATCTTGCATACGATATCTCTTATGTGTGCTGAATGCTAATTTTACATCCGAAACATCAAAGAGATATGGTGGTAATTCATAACTGCAAACTTCGATTGCATCATCTACTGGATTAGGTCTTACAGGATTCTCAGAGGGAGTTCCATATACAACCTGGAATCTTCCATCTTTACTCAAGAATAATCTATCAATTCTACCCAAATAGTAATCAATATCAGCGATTATAGATTCATCAGATGCTAATACATTGTTTACTGATTGACCAGCGGCGTTAAATGTTCTACCAGCAAACTCAAGAGGAGATCTAGCTCCCTCGGTGACAGTGTACTCAGAGACTCTTGGTCTTAAATCAATAATATCGCTATTTCTAAAATTACTGACAGTTTTAATTTCTGTAGAGTAATCAAAATTCTTATAAGATTCTACCGTTACGATATCGCCATTGTCAGTTGAATCAAACGAGGCGGATGTAAAATAGATCTTCAATTGTTTTGCAGGTGCGCTACTCTTATTTTTCCTTCTGATACTTCCGTAAGTATAGAGTGTGTCTTCTTGACCCGTTCTAAATGTGTAGTTTGCCGATACGTTAAAACTTGGTGTAGTTAAAACAGAGACTCTAGCAGTAATATCGGACTCAGCAAAATCAAGAGTTTCACCTTCCAAGAATACAGATTCATTCTTGTAGATATAAGAAATGGTAGATGCATCTACAATCTCAGCGACAATTGCTACAGCACCACTGGTTTGACCTGTAATTCTTTCTCCAATTAGAATGTCAGAAGTGGTTGTAGATGGACTAATAATATTAAGTAAGGATACCTTAGGAGCAGTAGCAGTTGAGGTATCTGCAGATTCAAAGATACCTTGAATAGAGATAATGTCAGGGGAATTGAGGGAGATTACCTCATCTTCTACTCTAGTTCCATATGGGTAATTTCCATAAGTCAGTCCATTATTAAGCGTAGTTGTTCCAATACCAGATCCTTGAAGTCTAGATTTGTCAACAATAATAGACTTTACTCTATTTTTAATCTTTACCTTTGAAGTTGCATTTACTTTTCGCAAAGTAGCGTGCAAAGTTGCACCTGTATCATCAGTGCCAAGATTTCTAATTTGAAGAGATTTTGCATCCGCAGCAATCTCAAATCTATCAGCAGTTAATTCTTCTGTAACGCCATCCGATCTGATAAGAGTATATCTTTCATCGTCAAATGGAAGGAATGTTTCGTTAGTACCTGCAGAGGGAGCAACAGTAAGTTGATTACTTGAAATATCTACACTAAAAGTTTTTCTAATAGTAAAAGTTGAATCACTAAGATCAAATGCAGCTACGTTTGGTTTTGGTAATGGTGTGAATAAAGTGCTATCCGAAGATGGAGCAAGTTCGGTAGTGAGAACTTGTAAGTCAGTTACACTAAGAGTGGATGATGGTAAAAATCCACTTGCAATACCAGAAACAGCAGCAACACCTTCAATAGTAACATTAGAAGTTCCTACATTAGTAACTCTAGCAATAATAGGATCTTCTGTAAGTCCTGCTGTTGTATCAGTATATCTAATTAAATCATTTTCTCTAACAACAGTTCCAGGAAAAAGATTATTGCCAGTGGTAATGGTGCTTACTCCACCAGACTTAGGACTAATCGTCGCGATACCAACGTTAAATTTATTAGATTGCAAAACATTAGCACTAAAAGTATTAACACCAGTAATACCATCTGCTAAATCTAATGTATTAGAAGATCCAAAAACAGATTTTACGTTTGAAATCTTGTTCTCGGTTATGGCAATTGCAATTCTTCCATTCTCAAGTCCATTGAAAGAAAGTTTTTCGTTTACTACAAAGGTGCCCTTACTATTATATACAGTAACAGCGGTTCCTGCGCTTACTGGATATCTTACGAATCCTGTTGCGCCGCTTGAATTACCTTTAACAAAAGTAGGAACAGTTAAAGTATGTGACTGATTAAGAGCAATTTCAGTGGTGGTCTGTACATCATATAAAGCAAGATCCCACTGGTTTGCATTTGCATTAGACGCACTATAAGTTCCTGACTCTAGTCTAAAGTCGTAAATTCTTGCAAGACCAATCTCTTTTCCAGGAGCAGTTTCAGAATTGACACCAACTCTTTGATCTCGTAAACTTACAACGTAAGTATTACCAACTCCAACTGTAGGTGCTCTATAAACGCTATTGATCTTTAAAGTTGGACCAGTACTATAATTGAAACCTTGATTTTCAATAGTTTTTGTGGTTCTTGGTTTATCTACATCAATATAATTTGTATTTAAAGTTTCACATTCATATCCTTTTACATATGCCTTTCCAGGGGAAATTCTCAGTAGAGCGAGATTATCATTAGGAGTTTGTCCCCCAGGGGTGAATTGCCCTAAATTAAATACTCCATTATTACCTGTCTGATTGTTTAACGAATCAACTAAAGAAACGTCAAACGGTCTTACATAATAATGTCCAGATTCATCAAAGGTTCTTCTCGCAAGAGTATCTTCAATATTGTTAGCCGCAGCTGCTCCGCCAAAAATAGTTTTTTGAGAACTGTTTTCTAGAACACCATTAATTACAGTTGCAAGTAAAATAAAGTTATCATCAGCAAAATCGTCAAGAGGTTTTTTAAATAAACTTAAAGTGATTTGAAGTCTATCAGCACCAGGCGCAGCATAGTTGTTGAATCCTTGAGAATTATCGTTTAATGTTTCGTCTAAATCTGCCGTAACGATTGCTTCATCTACAAAGAAACCGATTCTATAACTTGGAGTATTGCTATATTGATCAAGAATTAAAGTTTCTCTACTTACATTGACAAAATTACCTCTAACAAAGTAGACACCATTGTCTACAGAGAATGCTGAACCAGTGGCAGCAGCGTTGACTGCAATTGTGCTAGCAAAAGCAGAACCAACTGGAATATTTGTATTGCCAAGTAATCCAGAAATAATTATTTCGTTGCAAGTTAAAGTCTCTGCATCGAAAAATGTTTGTGTTTGATTATTTGTCGTACTAGATCCAATATAATTAATATAAAGAGTTATGTTGCCATTTTCAGAATCTTCTGGTAAAACTACACTGTCAACAACAGCAGTCACACCAGATCTCTCACCTGTGATTGTTGTTCCAATTAATTGGTCGGCATAAGCAGATACAGGAACTCCTTGGAAGTTATTATCCAACTGTATTGCATAATACAACCTAGTATAAGAGGTATTTCCTGGAATTACCTTCGCACCCTCTTTGAAAAAATGCTGACCAAATTTCTCAATTTGATTTTGCAGTATAGACTGAAGGGATGTTAATTCCCTTGCCTGAACAGGATAACCAGGTTTGAATAATACCTTATGATAGTCGTTAGCGGGATCAAAGTCGTCAAAGTAAGGCGCTACGTTAAGATTCGTCTGCTGTGGCATAATTCTTTAGAACTGCAAAATAACTTTTATGTCTTCCTTTTGGTTCGACGATCTGGTGATAGATGGTCTGTTGTCAACGTAGATAATATTTCCAGAGTGTTTTTTGACCTCAGGATTGGCAACACCACTATCAAAACTCTGACCAAGATAGTATGTACGATTATTTATTACGGTTGAGATACCGGAGAAGTTAGAATCAATACTTAAATTAGATCCCGTAGATGGAGTAATCGTTAAACTTCCACCTGTGCCAGGTGAAGATGTAAACTCTGTTAAATCAAATCCGTATGTGGGTTGAGTTTGTGCTGTTCCAACTGTGTTAAATCCAGCAACACTTCTATCTTGCCAGAACTTAAGAACTCCTGTAGTTTGATCATAACTAACAACTCTTCCTACTGCAGTAGAACCAGTGGAAACTGTCTGAGTAAAATAAGAGTCTGCGGTAAATGTAGCGGTGCTATATCCAGTACCAACTAACTTAAGGGCGCTAACTGCAGATGCTTTATCCGAGGACAATATAGTAGATGATCCAAATTGCTCAGGATTTTCTACGACACCTATTCTTGCAATTTGATTTCCAGTGATAAAATCTGGATTTTCATTATCATTTTCAATTCTAGAATAGAGAAGAACATTGTACGCACCAAGCTCTCTATAAATGTCTGCACCATGTCCTCCTTGAGGGGGGATGATTACATCAAAAGTAGGTCTTGTGGTTCCTGTAGGCACTCCGCCAGCGACTAAATCAACATTACCATAGGTATAATCAGAACCCTGACTTGAAACAATTACTTGTCCTACTTGCTGATTTCCATTAATAACGATAGTACATTCTGCTCCAGTTCCATCACCTCTGATTGGAACTCCAGTATAAGTGGCATTTGCAGTTCCTAAACCAACACCACGATTCGTGATGGTTACAGTTTTAATACTACCATCAACAGCATTATCTCTTACCGCTGCATTATCAGAAGCAGTTGACCAGTCTTTTGGAACTGGCATGTACTGAGTAGATTCAAACTTTACAACCTCACTTGGTTTGATTGTATAAAGGTATTTCCAAATATATCCATCACCACTAGTACCTGCGCTTCTTGGTTCTAAGTCAGTGAAAGTAGGTTCATCCAAAGATGCTTTTCCTGTTGGATTATCAGGATCAATTCCATTATGCAAACAAATATAAACTCTAAAATCACTGTTCATTACAAAGTAATTTGCAAGATAAAGTGAAGTAGAACCCGAAACCTTTGCTGTATTTGTTCTGCTATAATCATGACGATACATGTCATAAGCAGTTCCAGAACTCCATGTTCTTTTAGGAACTACTTGACTTGCATCAGCAGTGTTTATTTTCTTCAAAGCGACCATTGTATCCCAATAGTCATTCTCTTCATTAAAATTATCTTTTGGTGCAGGAGGATCAGTATCCCAATCACTTTGGTAATCTGCAGAATTAGGTAGACCAACAAAAGAATAATAAGAATTACTGGAGTTAGTTACTCCAGCAATAAAATTCTTTGCGTTTAATATCCTAATCTGATCCGTTATAATGGCAGCCATTTGACGCAGGTTTTTCTTTATTTATTAGGAGTTTGCGGTATAATTTTTAGACTTTAAGAAGTTAGATCTAACCACTCTAGTCGAGGTAGTTATACCTGATGTATATGCTGTATAAGAGGTAGCGACATTTCTCGCTTTGACATCAATTCTTCCCCAACTAAACACACCAAATCCATAATCAGAAGTCGTAATACCAGAAGAATACCCTGAAGGAACACTGGAGGCGTCAACGAATATTCTCTTGACAGTTGTGGATATACCAACAACATCTCTAGTCAATGTCTCTACACTAGAGACTTCATATATTCCATCAAATGTATTTCCCATCCCAACATTAGACTTGTCAATTTTAAAGTAAT